TGTCCCACCAGTATCTTCCATAAAGGCAACTAGCTTTTCAATATTTTCTGGCAATGGTTTGCCTAATACTTTTTCATCTCTTATAGCTTCTTTAACTTCCGCTTCAACTTGTTTAACTTCAGCTTCTGTTACTTCTTGGATCGGAGAAAACCCTTCAGTAGTCTCGTTGGACTCTTGTATAGGTTCTCCCACCGCTGTGCTATCTCCGGATGGTTCTTCCACAGATACCTCCTTTGTTTCTCCGACTTGAATGGCATCTTCTTCTTTTTTTATTACTACTTTTTTAACCTCTGGTTCTAATTCAATCAAAGGTTCTTTAGGATTAACATTTACTTTAGTTACGTTATCCTCTGTTTGGTTTAATTTTTTAGG